GGGCAAGTTGAACGGCATTCTTCGCCTACATTTCTGCTGCTGGACCGATGCCGATAAGGCATGGATGCCACGCGAGACCGTCGAAAGCGTAATGGATGACTTCGACCCCGAAGTCGAACACGCCGACAAGCCGGTTTTCATGGGCGTCGACCTGTCCGGCAGCAAGGACATGACCGTGCTTGCATGCGTGGTCCCGACTGGATTCAAGGAAATGGAGCGGGAAGACGGATCTACCGTTAATCTGCCGACATTTGATGCGTGGGTGGAGGCTTGGACGCCAGCTGATACGCTGGAAGCGCGAGAACAAGCTGACAAGGCGCCATATGCGCTTTGGGTAAAACAGGGCTGGTTGAATGCCCCACCGGGCAAGCGAATTCGATATGATTTCGTAGCCTCGAGGGTCCAGCAAATCGATCAGGCCTTTGACATCAAGGCCATCGCATATGACCGCTACGCCTACGACAAGTTCCGCGAGGAAGTCGAAGCGTTGGGTTTGGACATTGAACATGTCGCACACCCACAGGGCGGCAAGGTTCGGGCTCGGCCTGAGCCTGCAAAGGTAGAAGCGGCGAAAGCTGCTGGCTTACCGCCGCCACAAGGTTTGTGGATGCCGGGTTCTGTTCTGGCTCTCGAGGACATGATCATCGACGGTCGCATTCGAATGCGACGCAATCCGGTGCTCATGACCGCCCTGATGGGCGCTGCCTTCGACCACGACCCGCAAGACAACCGGTGGTTCGTCAAAACGAAGGCCTCGGTACGCATCGACGCTGCTGTCGCTCTGGCAATGGCGGTTGGTGTGGCGATAGACGGGGCGGTTACGCCGAAAGAGTCCGTCTACAAGAAGCGCGGCATCCGAATGGCCGGCTAATCGGAACAAGGAAAGATATGGGTATTTTAGACCTGTTCCGGTCCAAACCGGAGGCAGCGCCTTCGGTCGCGCCGAAACGAGCTCCGCGAGCTGACTGGCAATATTTCGACGGCTTGGATGATCCAAGGCTGGCCGCATTTATTGGCGGCGGTGCAGAAACCGCAAGCGGCATGGCGGTAACGCCAAAGGCTGCTCTATTCAACACAACGGTTTTTCGCTGTGTCGACCTCATCTCAGGCAGCATCGGGATGCTGCCATTTTACTTGATGTACAAGGACGGGAAGGGGCGACTTCACCCAGCCGATGATCATACTCTGTTTGATGTTCTTCTTACGCAGCCGAATAACTGGCAGACGGCGTATGAATTCCGTCGGCAGCTGCAGTCACATGCACTGACCTACGGCAATGCTTTCGCTCGTATTGTTCGAAGCGGCAAGCGTGTGGTGGCTTTGCAGCCACTGCACCCGACCAATGTCACCGTCGAGCAGAAAGACGATCTGACTGTCATCTACAAGGTCGTCTTGAAGGGCGGTCGATATGTCGAACTACCCCAGTCGGAGGTTTTCCATCTCCGCGACATGACGGACGATGGCGTTATCGGTCTTTCTCGTGTCCAGCAGGCAAAAGAGGCAATCGGCCTTGCCATGCAGACCGAAAAAGCCGCAGCTCGCCTGTTCAAGAACGGGACGATGGTTGGCGGTGCGCTCACGCACCCCGGCAAACTCGGTGACGACGAGTTTGAAAACCTCGACGCCAGCCTCAAGGATAAGTTCTCCGGTGCGGAAAATGCGCATAAGTGGCTTATTCTGGAAGAAGGCATGAAGGCCGAGCCGTTCTCGCAGACGGCAAGAGACAGCCAGCAGATTGAAACACGAAATCATCAGATTGAGGAAGTTGCGCGCGCTTTTGGTGTGCCGCGGCCTCTTCTGATGATGGATGACACGTCATGGGGCAGTGGCATTGAAACCCTCGGCCAGTTTTTCGTTCGTTATGGACTGGCACCGTGGTTCATCGCTTGGGAGCAGGCGGTTTCTCGGTGCCTGCTGACCCGCGAAGAGCGTCGATCGTATCAGGCTGATTTCGATGAGCGCGAATTGCTTCGTGGTTCGATTAAAGATCAGGCCGAATTCCTCGCGAAAGCCTTGGGTTCGGGTGGCTCCAGACCGTGGATGTCACAGAATGAAGCTCGCGATTATGTGGGCTTGAGCCAGAGCGACGATCCGGACGCGGACAGCCTCAAAAATCCAATGACGCAGCCAGAAACTGGCCGCACTCCTTCAGGAACACGCAATGAGCCTTAACAGAACGCCGGTTGCAGCCGTTGCGCGACCGAAGTCGTATCAGTGGGATGTGCCTCTCTCCGCCTTGGAGCGGTGGGAGAGTGCTCCCCAAGCGGCAGAAGCAGACGATCCGAACACTATTTCGATCTTTGATGTGATCGGCGAAGATTATTGGGGCGGAGGCGGGTTTACGGCCAAGCGAGCCGCTGCAGCTCTTCGATCTATCGGGAAAAACCCGGTCACTGTGAACGTGAATTCGCCAGGCGGCGACATGTTCGAAGGGCTGGCGATTTACAATCTCCTCGCAAGCCATCCCGGCGAAGTCACTGTCAATGTGATGGGTTATGCGGCGTCTGCGGCATCGATCATCGCTATGGCCGGGGACAGGGTGATCATGTCGACCGGCTCGATGATGATGATCCACCGAGCGTGGGGGCCCGCCGTCGGCAATACGCATGATTTCGCTGATGCTGCGGCGCTGTTCCAGTCTTTCGATAGTTCGATGGCAGATATCTACGCTGCCCGCACAGGACTGGCGCAAGACGTCGTACTTTCTCTGTTGGATGGCCCGTCAAAGGCGTCGGACGGCACTTGGCTTTCAGCTGATGAGGCCATCGAAAAGGGCTTTGCGGACGAGAAGGGCGCCGGAACTGCTAAGCCCGACGCAAAGGCCGAACTTCCCGCACATATTGCAGCGATGCGCCGAATTGACCGGGCATTGGCTGCCGCAGGTGAGACGCGCCGTTCGCGTACTCAACTTCTCCATGAAATTCGAGGCGAGCGCGATGCCGCCGAGAACGCCACGCGCGACGCTGGCAAGACCAGAGCCAAAGACATGACCGGCATCAAGGCCGCTCTTGTCAGCACAACCAATATTCTTTCCAAGGGATAACCACATGGAACCCGATGAAATCAAGGCGCTTATTGAAGCGCAGGGCCGCGCATTTGAAGCGTTCAAGGCAGAACACAGCGCAGCTCTTAATGACGTAAAGAAGGGCACGGAAGATGTCGTTCGCACCGAAAAGGTCGATCGCATCAATGCCACTGTCAGTGATCTCCAGGCTGCTCTCGATGAGCAGGCGCAGAAGCTGGCAGCTCTCCAGACCGCTGGTGCCTCGCACCCGGATCGCGATATCAAGAACGCCGAATACACCAAGGCGTTTGACCGCTTCTTCCGCAAGGGCGATGAGGCAAGCATTGACGCATTCATTCAGGCCAACCCACAGGCCGCGATGAGCGTCGCAGTTCCAGAAGATGGCGGCTATACTGCGCCGACCGAATGGGATCGCACCATTACCGACAAGCTGAAGATCGTTTCTCCGATGCGCGGTATCGCTTCGGTCATTCAGATTTCTGGTAACGGCTTCTCCAAGCTCTACAACGACCGCGCAACCGCGTCGGGTTGGGTAGGTGAATCCGCTGCGCGTCCTGAAACCCCGGCTGCAAAGTTCGCCGAGGTGAAGTTCAATACCGGCGAAATCTACGCCAATCCTGCGGCAACGCAGCGCTTGCTGGATGATTCCGAAATCAACCTCGAAAACTGGCTTGCCGGTGAAGTCGAGACTGAGTTCGCGTATCAGGAAGGTATTGCGTTCGTTTCCGGCAACGGCACCGACAAGCCCAAGGGCCTGCTGACCTATACGGCGGCGAATTCACATCCTTGGGGCGCGATCCCGACCGTGAATAGCGGCGACGCAGCCGGTCTTACGACCGACGGCCTCATTGATCTGGTTTGTGACCTGCCGAGCGAGCGTACTCCGAATGCGCGGTTTACTATGAACCGCAAGACGCAGGGCGCCATCCGTAAGCTGAAGGACGGTCAGGGCAATTACATCTGGCAGCCGGGGCTTGTTTCTGGCCAGCCTGCAACGATCCTTGGCTTCCCGGTCAGCGAGCTCGCTGCAATGCCGGACATCGCCGCTGACGCCATCCCGGTTGTCTTCGGTGATTTCCAGCGCGGCTATCTCGTGGTTGACCGTATGGGTATTCGCATTCTTCGCGATCCGTACACCAACAAGCCTTTCGTGCAGTTCTACACCACGAAGCGCGTGGGCGGCGGTGTGACTGATCCGACGGCTCTGCGTTACCACAAGATCGCAGCTGCTTAACAATACAAGGGCGCCTTCGGGCGCCCTTCATACAGGAGGTGCCGATGGAAGTGCGTGTTGCGAAGGCATTCAAGGCGGTGCCTGAAGGCGAGGTTTATCCGCGCCAGTTTGAGGTTGGCGATACCGTGACTGGTCGCATGGCCGAGGTTGCGCGAACGCTGGGCTGTGTCGCAGATGAGCCTGCTAAGAAGAAGGGCTTCGACCGTGGCGGTGGATCTTGATCGGCTAAAGCGACATCTTCGAATTGAATTCGATGATGAGGATACGGAGCTAGAGGGCTGTCTGGCCGCCGCTCGAGGGTCTGCGTTGCGCTATATGAACCGCGACGCCGTACCCGCAGGTGCCGAAGCCGAGGTGGATGCGGCTGTCCTGCTTATTGCGGGAGACG